ATGGCCGAAAGCGCGCCTGCCCGATCTGCTGCCACAAGCCCGCAATGGCGCAGGCTCTTTATCGAAAAGCTCGCAAGCACCTCCAGCGTCGCAGCCGCCGCGCGCGCCGCCCGGGTGAGCCAGACGCGGGCCTATCGCACGCGCCGCAGCGAACCGGACTTCGCACAAGCCTGGCGCGCCGCCATTTCCGAAGGCTACTTGAACCTTGAACTCGAAGTGATCCGCCGTCTGCGTGAGGGCGATCTCAAGACCGACAACGGCGACAAGTTCGACTTTGCCAACGCCATCCGCCTGATCGCCGCTCACCGCGACCACGCCGGGCGCACCGGACAAAGCGAGGTGCGCAACGTCAGCATCGCCGAGGTGCGCGCCTCGATCGAGAAAAAGATCGAGGACGCCGAACGCCAGGTCGCGCGGGCAAAGGCGCGGGGCGGCAGCGCATGAGCAGCCCGTTCGAACGGATGATCGACCGCAAAGGCAAGGACGGTGACGAGGTCCGCCGCATCGCCACCGGCAACTTCAGCCAGACCGAGCGCAATGACATGGCATTCGTCTGGGAGTTCGACGCACGCGACAGCCAGCTCCCGCCTCCGGGCGACTGGCGCATATGGATGATCATGGCCGGTCGCGGCTTCGGCAAGACGCGGTCGGGCGCCGAATGGGTGCGCGCCGTCGCCGATGCCAACCCCAAAGCGCGCATCGCCCTCGTCTCCTCCTCGCTCGCCGAAGCGCGCGCGGTGATGGTCGAGGGCGAGAGCGGGCTGATGGCGATCTGTCGGCCAGAGCACAGGCCGATCTTCGAGCCTTCGCTGCATCGCATCCGCTTTGAAAGCGGGGCACAGGCGCAGCTGTTCTCGGCCGCCGAGCCCGAAGGCTTGCGCGGCCCCCAGCACAGCCACGCCTGGTGCGACGAAATCGGCAAGTGGCCGCTGGCGCACCAGCGGGCGACACGATGCTGGGACAATCTGCTGCTCGGCCTCAGGCTGGGCGATGACCCGCGGATTGCGGTCACCACCACGCCGCGCGCGGTGCCGCTGGTGCAGCGGCTGGTCGCGCAGGCCCAAGCCAGCGACGAGGTTGTCATCAGCCGCGGCGCGACCGGCGACAACGAACGCAACCTCGCCAAGGGCTTCATCGCCGCGATTGCGAGCGAATTCGCCGGCACCCAGCTCGCCCGGCAGGAAATCGACGGCGAGCTGCTCGAGGATATCGAGGGCGCGCTGTGGACCCGCTCGCTGCTTGAAGAGGCGCGCGAGATCGGGGCCGTGCCCGCGGCGGCGCGGGTGGTGGTCGCGGTGGATCCCCCAGCCAGTGCCGGGGGTGACGAATGCGGGATTATCGTGGCAGCACTGGGGACCGACGGGATCGCCCGCGTGCTGGCCGATTGCTCGATGAGCGGCCCGCCCGCCGAATGGGCGCAGCGGGTCGCCGATACAGCGCGCGAGTGGGACGCCGACCGGGTGGTCGCCGAAGCCAACCAGGGCGGCGCTATGGTGGAAAGCGTGCTGCGCGCCGCCGAACAGTCGCTGCCGGTCAAGCTGGTGCACGCCAGCCGCGGCAAGGTCGCCCGCGCCGAACCGGTCGCCGCGCTCTACGCTGCCGGGCGCGTGCGGCATGTCGGCATGTTTGCCCGGCTCGAGGACCAGCTTTGCGGCCTGCTGGTGGGCGGCACCTTCGCCGGCCCTGGCCGCAGCCCTGACCGCGCCGACGCGCTGGTGTGGGCGATGACCGAACTTCTGATGGGCCGCCCGCGCAGCCCCGCTGTCCGACAGATCTGACGCAAAGGAAATCCGATGGCCTTGCTCGACATCTTCCGCTCCGCTTTCAAGAGCGGGGAGCAACCCCGCGTGCCGCTGGCCCCGGGCCTCATGCAGGCCTGGCCCCCGGCGTTCGAGGCGGGTCTGGCCTTGCGCGGCTATGATTATCCGCGCGCGATCGCCGAGGGCTTCCTTGCCAATCCGATCGCGCAGCGCTCGGTGCGGCTGATCGCGGAAGGGATCGGGCAGGCGCCGCTGGCGTGCTCGGACGATGACCTCGCCGCCTTGGTGACCGCGACGAGCGCGGGGCAATCGCTGGTCGAGACGCTCGCGGCGCACCTGCTGCTCAACGGCAACGGCTATGTCCAGATCCTCAAGGACGCTGCCGGCAAGCCGGTCGAGCTCTTCGCACTGCGGCCCGACCGGGTGCGGGTGGTGCTTGATGGCAATGGCTGGCCCGGCGCCTATGACTACACCGTCGCGGGCGACACCACCCGGCTGCCGGTCGAGGACGAGAACGGTTGGCCCGGCGTCGTCGCGATCCGCACGATGCACCCGCTCGACGACCATGTGGGCGCAGGCGCGCTCGAGGCGGCGTGGCAGGCGGTACTGATCCACAACGCCGCGACCGCATGGAACCGCGCGCTGCTCGAGAACGCGGCGCGGCCTTCGGGCGCTCTGGTCTACGAGACCGGCGACGGGGCGACGCTGGCGCACGAACAGTTCGAGCGGCTGAAGCGCGAGTTGGACCTCGCCTTCACCGGTGCAGCCAATGCCGGGCGCCCGATGCTGCTCGACGGCGGGCTCAAGTGGCAGAGCATGGCGCTGACCCCGGCCGACATGGACTTCGCGACGCTCAAGAGCGCGGCGGCGCGCGATATCGCGCTCGCCTTCGGGGTTCCGCCAATGCTGCTCGGGATCCCGGGGGACAACACCTACGCCAATTACCGCGAAGCCAACCGCGCGCTGTGGCGGCTGACGCTGCTGCCGCTCGCCGAGAAACTGTTCGCAGCACTCCGCGAGGGCCTGGCCCCATGGTTCCCCGAAGCCCGGCTCGGCATCGATCTCGACCGCGTGCCCGCACTGTCCGAGGACCGCGAGCGATTGTGGACGCAGGTCGCGGGCGCCGACTTCCTGAGCAACGCCGAGAAGCGCCAGATGCTCGGCCTTTCCCCCGAGGAGGACGCCCTATGAGCCGCGAAGAGATATTGGCCAGCCTGATGGCTCAGGCCCGCGAGGAAGGCGCCGAACTCGTCACTCTGCGCGCGATCGTCGAGGAGGCGAGCGCGCTCGCCACCGACCGCGCGCTTGAGCGGCTCGGGCTCGGCGATGCCAGCGCACAGGGCGACCTCGGCGAGCTGCGCGAGCTGCTTCAGGCCTGGCGCGATGCCAAGACCAGCGCGTGGAAAGCCCTTGTCGAATGGGCCATCCGGGGCGTGCTGGCAATGCTGCTGGTCGGGCTCGCGGTGCGGCATGGCGTCTGGAAGTTCTGGTGAGCGCCGCCACCCCTGGCATCCCCAGGCCCTTGCGCGCACCGACCCGCTTTGCGGGCTATGCCGCGCTGTTCGACATTCCCGATGCCGGACGCGACACGATCCGTCGCGGCGCCTTTGTCCGCACGCTCGCCGCGCGCACCACGCCGGTGCCGCTCTACTGGCAGCACCGCCCCGACCAGCCGATCGGCGAGATCCTGGAGGCCCGCGAGGACGCGCGCGGGCTCAGGGTGATCGCCCGGATCGATCGGCCCGACAGCCGCGCCGCCCACCTGCTCGCGCAAGGCAAGGTCAATGGCCTCAGCTTCGGGTTCCGCACCCGCACAGCGCGCCAGTCGGCGACGGGGCGCGAGCTGATCGAGGTCGATCTCTTCGAGGTCAGCCTCGTCACCCAACCGCTCCAATACGGCGCGCGGGTGCACTTCGTCGCCTAGTCCCCACCCCCCTCCTCCTCCCCCTTCCCAACCGAAAGGCCCGATACCCATGGACACTACCCCTGCCCCCAACCCGGCCACTTCCGCGACCGACGCGATGGATGCAAGCTTCGACATCCTCGCCCGCCAGGACCAGGCCGAAGCCGACATCGTCTCGCTGCGCAGCGACGTCGATGAGGTGAAATCGCGGCTCGACAAGGTCGCCCGCGCCGCGGCGCGCCCGGCGATGGCCGGTGCCAGCCCGGCGGCGGGCAGCGCACCCGAGGTCAAGAGCTTCGTCGACAGCTATCTGCGGCTCGGCCGCGAGACTGAGGTCAAGTCGTTGAACGCGGTCAACCCGGCCGATGGCGGCTTTGCCGTCCCACGCCAGATCGACGCGGCGATCGCCTCGCGGGTGACCAAGATCAATCCGATCCGCACCATTGCGCAGGTCGTCCAGACCGGCACTGCGGGCTACCGCAAGCTCGTCGCCACCAGCGGGGTCGCCTCGGGCTGGGTCAGCGAAACCGCCGCGCGTCCCGAAACCGCCACGCCGCAATTCGCCGAGATCGCCCCGCCGACCGGGGACCTCTACGCCAACCCGGCGGCGAGCCAGGCGATGCTCGACGATGTCGCCTTCGATCTCGAGGCCTGGCTCGCGAACGAGATCGCGACCGAATTCGCCCGCGCCGAGGGCGCCGCCTTCGTCAAGGGCACCGGGACCAACCAGCCCGAGGGCTTCCTCAACACCACGAAAGCGACCGCTGACGATTCGACGCGGGCCTTCGGCGCGGTGCAATACATCGGCACCGGCAGCGCGACGGGTCTTGGCACCACGCTCGAGATCAAGCTGATCGACCTCGTGCATTCATTGAAGGCGGGCCACCGTCAGGGCGCGTCCTTCGTGATGAACTCGACGACGCTGGCGAGCGTGCGCAAGCTCAAGACCAGCGACGGCGCATTCCTGTGGCAGCCGGGCCTGACCGAAGGCCAGCCCAACCGCCTGCTCGGCTATCCGGTGATCGAGGCCGAGGACATGCCCGATGTCGCGGGCGGGGCCTTCCCGATCGCCTTCGGCAACTTCAAGAACGGCTACCTCATCGCCGAGCATGGGCCGACGCGGATCCTGCGCGATCCCTTCACCAACAAGCCCTTCGTCCACTTCTACGCGACCAAGCGGATCGGCGGGAAGGTGCTGGATTCGAACGCGATCAAGCTGATCAAGATCGAAGCCTGAGGCTTTCGCCCTCGCTTCGCCCGGCGGCCCCGCGCCCCCCTTCGCGGGGCCTGGCCGGGATCTCGCGCCCGCATCGCCTCAGGCCACCCCTCCCGCCTGACCCGAGCGATGCGGGTGCCCTTTGTCATGGTTCACAATCTGGGAGAAACCGCGATGCAGCGGACAATCGTGCAGCCCCCGGTGCCCGGCGATGCTGCGCTGGCGGAGCTCAAGCAGTGGCTGGGGATCACCCGCCACAGCGAAGACGAGATGCTGGGAGGGCTGCTCCAGACCAGTCTCACCATCTGCGAGGCCTTCACCGGCAAAACCCCGCTGCGCCAGTCGGTCGAGGAGATCGTCGCGCTGGATGGCGGCTGGCAGGAACTGGTCTCGCGGCCTGTGGTCGAACTGTCGTCGGCGGCATTGATCGCCGCCGATGGCAGCCGCCAGCCGGTCACCCCGCTCGCCGAAGCGCTCGAATGCCGGATTTCGCCCGGCAGCGCCTGCGTGCAGCTCAAGCGCCCGTTCGAGGGCACGGGGATGGCGCTGCGTCTGTCGGTGGGGATCGCCGCCGACTGGACCAGCCTGCCGCCGCCGCTGCGCCACGGCATCATTCGCCTTGCGGCCTATCACTACCGCGACCGTGAGGGGAAGGCGAACGCCGTCCCCCCCGCCAGCGTCACCGCGCTCTGGCGCCCGTGGCGCGAGGTCAGGCTGTAATGCTCGGCGCCTCGGCCAGCACCGAGCGGCTCGTCCAGCGAATGCGCACGCGCGTGGCGCAGATCATCGCCGACCGGATCGCCGACCGCACCTCAACCCGCCGCCGCGACTGGTATTCGGCCAGCACGCTGTGGCCCGACATGTTCGCAGGAGCCGGCGATGGAAAATGATCTGCGCTCAGCGCTGATCGCCTGGCTGCGTGCCGACCCGGCGCTTGGAGCCATCAACGCGATCGAGGAGGAGGCCCCGCTCACTGCCACCCCCCCTTGGCTCGGCATCGCCGCCAGCGCGGGGATCGAGTGGGGCACCAAGGACCGCGTGGGCCGCGAGATCCGCATCGCGCTCGAACTCGAAAGCTACACCGACGCGACCAGCGGCGATGCCCCGCTGCTCGCCGCGATCGAACGCCGCGTGCTGGACCTGCCGCCGTTCCAGCCCGGCTTCGAGCTCGCCTCGATCCGCTTCCTGCGTTCGCGCAGCGAGGCCCGCGCGAACAACCTGCGCGGTGCGCTGGTCGAATACCGCTTCCGCCTCTTCGCACCCCTCTGACGGAGAATCACGATGCCCGCACAATCCGGCGCAGCCTTCCTGCTCAAGATCACCAACGGCGCCACGCCTGCGGTTTACCAGACCATCGCGGGGCTCAGGACCACGCAGATGTCGATCAATGGCGACACGGTGGTCGTCACCCACAAGCAGTCCGGCGGATGGCGCGACCTGCTGTCGGGCGCGGGAACGCGTTCGGTCTCGGTGAGCGCGGCCGGAATCTTCCTCGGGAGCACCGCGGAGAACACGGTGCGCAGCCGCGCGCTCGACGGGACGCTCGACGATTACGAGCTGTCGTTCGAAGACGGCGCCAAGCTGCGGGGCAAGTTCCTGGTCCAGCGGCTCGACTATGCCGGGGATTTCAACGGCGAGCGCAGCTACACGCTCCAGCTCGAGAGCTCGGGGCCGGTGGTGGCGGCGTGATGCCGGCCCCGAACCCCTTGCGCGGGGAGGCTGCGCTGGTCGTCGCCGGCGTCACCCACGTGCTGCGCCCCAGCTTCGAGAACCTGGTGCTGGCCGAGGCCGAGCTCGGCTCGCTGTTCGCTCTGGTCGAACGCGCCGCAGCGGGGGCGCTGACCTTGACCGAGATGGCGACGCTGCTGTGGCACTGCCTGCCGGGCGAGGGCCGACCCGATCGTCTCGCGGTCGGTCAGGCGGTGCTGACCATGGGCCTCGTGGAGGCGACCGGCCCTGTTCGCGCGGTGCTCGCGCAGGTGTTGCAGGGCGAGGCGTGAGCGCCACCTTCGGCGACAGCGCTGCGCGCTGCGGCGCGCTCGCCGCACGCTACCTCGGCTGGCGTCCGCCCGAATTCTGGGCCGCGACCCCGGCCGAGCTGGCAATGGCCCTCGCCGGCCCCGACGAGACCGCCTCCCCCCTCCCCCCGTCCCGCGAGACGATCACCCGCATGATGGAGCGCGAAGCACATGACTGACAAATTCGAAGAACTGGTGATCGATGTGCGCGCCCGCACCGATGGCTTTTCGGGCGACGTCGAGAAGATGCGCCGCTCGCTCGATACCTCGCTGGTCGATGGCTTCGGCCGGGCGGGCAACGTGCTCGAGACCGGGCTGCTCGGCGCATTGCGGCGCGGGAGCCTCGGCTTCGATGACCTCAAGCGGGTCGCCTTCAACGCCCTGTCCGAGATCGCCAGCTATTCGCTGCAATCGGGCATCTCAGCGCTGTTCGGCGGGTCAGGCGGAGGCGGCGGGGGTCTGGGCAACATCATCGGCCATTCGATCGGCGCGCTGTTCGGCCTGCCCGGGCGCGCCACCGGCGGCCCGGTTGCGCCGGGGCAGGCCTATCTGGTCGGCGAACGCGGCCCCGAGGTGTTCGTGCCGACCGCCGCGGGCAAGATCGAGACCGGCCAGAGCGCCGCCGCATCGCGCGACGTGCGGGTCGCGATCCAGGTCGCGGTCCCGCGCGGGCAGGCGGCGCCGACCGCGATGCAGCGCTCCTCGCGCCAGATCGCGAGCGCGGTGCGCCGCGCCCTGCAGCAATCCTGAACGAGGGCACGCCCCATGGCATTCTGGCTCGCACGCGAACGCAGCGCGCAGGAGAGCACCTTCATCCAGCGCTTCGATCCGCGCTTCTGGACCGTCAACTTCCCGCGCCCCGCGATGGCCTGCGTGGTGGCGACCGGGCCCGACAGCCTCAAGGTCGAGGTCGAACTCCACAACCAGGGCGAGCTGGTCGGGCTGATCTGGGAGAGCGCTGATACGCTCGATCACCCGCTGCTCGCTTACGCCACCGACCGCGACTACGCGCACACCGTGCTGAGCTTCCGCTGGCAATCGGAAGGCGTGATCGCGCTCGACCAGCCAAATGGCCCGACGCTGACGATCGAGGGCCGCGATGTGAGCGGCGCGCCGCGCACCTGGTATGTGCGGCTGTGGAACTATGCTCAGGGCACGCCCATCGACGCGCAAATCACCCTGCCCTTCTCCGAGCTCCAGAGCGGCTACGGCCTGCCGGGCGAGCCGATCCACCCGTCCGACATCGACCGCATGTTCATCTCGCTGGTCGCACCCGGCTTCGTCGGCGGGAGCACGGCGCCGCTGCCTGCCCGCTTCAACGGATCGGTGACGCTCAGCGAGATGCGGACCGAGGGCGCGCGGGCGATGATCGAGCTTGGCGACGTGCTCGTCCCCCCACATAGCGAGCGCATGGCGACCGCCTATGACGACGCCTACAACCAGACGCCCACGCGCCTGCTGCGGGTCGTGACCGGGCTCGGCTACCGCGACGATATCGTCCACTATGTCGGGATGAGCCACTTCATGCGGCTTGCCCGGCAAGGGGACGGTTCGCTCACGGCGGCGACCGATGGCGCGCTGTGCGGCCCGGCGGCGACCTGGCATCGCAACTTTCTGGCGGGCGCGAAGGCGGTGGGGCTCGAGGTCATCGCTTCGCTGTCGTACGAGCTGTTCGACGCCTATTGCCCGGAGAGCTGGAAACAGCGCGGACCCAATGGCGCGCCTGCGCTGACGGGCTGGGTCCCGCCCTCGACACTGCTCTCGCCCGCCAAGCCGCAGGCGGTGGCGTGGATGGCAGGGGCAGCAACCGCGTTCGTCGGGCTGATGCGCGAGGCGGGTCTGCCGGTGCGCTTTCAGATCGGCGAGGCATGGTGGTGGGTCACGCCCGCACGGACGATCTGCCTCTATGATGACGCCGCCAAGGCCGCGCTCGGTGGCGATCCCCCGGTGATCGCCGATCTGGCTGCGCCCTTGAATGCCGCCGCCAAGGCGCTGCTCGATGCTGCCGGTGCGGTCCTCGCCGAGTCGACCGCAACGCTGACGGCCGCCGTGCGCGCTGCCGCGCCCGAGGGGGCCGAGGTGCTGCTGCTCGCCTTTGCCCCGAGCATCCTCGCGCCCGAAATGCCCGAGCTCTACCGCGCCAACCTCCCCGCCGCCTGGGCCGCCCCGGCCTTCGACCGGCTCCAGATCGAGGATTACGACTGGCTCACCGCCGGGGCCGATGCGTTGCGGCGCGCGGCCTATGTCTTGATCGATGCGCGACTCAGCTATCCGCTCGCGGACCAGGACTATTTCGCGGGCTTCGTGCTCGATCCTGCCGATGCGCAAACCTTCTGGGAGCGCATCGACAGGGGGCTGGACGAAGCCGCGGCGCGCGGCATTCCGCGCCGCTATGTCTGGGCGCAGCCGCAGGTCAACCGCGACGGCTACACCCGCCTCGCCCCTCCCCCGGAGCAAGTCATGGATCCGTTTGACGACGTCCCCTATCCCTTCGCGCTGGGCAAGAGCGCCTCGGTTGCGCCCGAGTTCTCGACCTCGATCGCGGTCACGGCCTCGGGGCACGAGCGCCGCAATTCGCTGTGGTCGGACGCCCGGCTGCATTTCGATGTCGGCCCGGGCATCCGTTCGGAGAGCGAGCTGTCGCAGCTGATCGCCTTCTTCCGCGCGCGGCGGGGACCCGGACGGGGGTTCCGCCTCGCCGATCCCTTCGACAACAGCTCGAACGGGATGACCGGCATCCCCGGGATGCTCGACCAGCTGCTCGGCACCGGTGACGGGCTGCGGGCCGAGTTCCAGCTGATCAAGACCTATGGCGACGGCGAGCCGCAGGTGCGCCCGATCACCCGCCCGCGCGCCGACAGCCTGGTGGTCAGCGTCGGCGGGGCGGCGAGCACGGCCTGGACCTTGGGCGAGAAGGGTGTGCTGCGCTTCACCCTCGCCCCGCCCGCTGGCGCCGAGGTGCGTGCGGGCTTCCGCTTCGACGTGCCGGTGCGCTTTGCCGAAGACCGGCTCGACGTCTCGGCAGTCAATTTCGCGGCCGGGGAAGCGCCTTCGGTGCCGCTGATCGAGATCCGGGAGAGCGCCTGATGCGCGTGTTCTTCGACCGCGAGCTCGATACGGTGGCGACCTTCTGGCGCATCTATCGCCGCGACGGCACCGCGCTGGCCTTCACCAGCCACGACCGCGACCTCACCTTCGGCGGTATCCGCCACCTCGCCGCGCCCGGCATGATCCCCGCTGCGATCCGCCTCACCTCGGAGCTGTCGAACGACAATGCCGAGGTGCAGGGCGCGCTGAACCACGATTCGATCCGCGAGGCGGAGCTGTCGGCCGGACTGTTTGACGAGGCGTCGATCGAGATTGGCGCGGTCGACTGGACCAATGGCGATCACCACACGCTCTACACCGGGCAGATGGGGCGGATCGAGGACAACCAGTCGCAGTTCACCGCCGAATTGCGCTCGACCAAGAGCCTGCTCGAACGCGACTTCGTCCCGCGCACCAGCCCGACCTGCCGGGCGAGCTTCTGCGGGCCGGGCTGCGGGTTGCATCCGGTGCGCTACACTCGCCTCGCGCCGATCGCCGCTGTCGATGTCGAGCGTAACGCAGTGCAGTTCGCCGACATCGATGGCGAGGCCTATGTCGATGGCCGGATGCGCCTGATGGGCGGGCCGCAGACGGGGATAGGCTTCGGGGTCATCGATGCGGACGAGGACTGGCTGGTGCTCGACCGCCCGATCATTGCCGGCACGCCGCTGGGCACGCTGGCCGAGCTGCGCGAGGGCTGCGATCACACCATCGCCACCTGTGCGGCCCGCTTCGGCAATGCTGCCAATTTCCGGGGCGAGCCCTTCGTGCCCGGGAACGACCTCCTCGCCCGCTACGGCCAGTCATGAGCGCGTCTCCCGAGGCGCTGGCGGCAGCCGCGCTGGAGTTCACCGGCTGCCCCTTCCGCCTGCATGGCCGCGACCCGGCAACCGGGCTCGACTGTGTGGGGCTGGTCGCAGCGGCGCTTGCCGCGGTCGGCGTGCAACCTGTGGCTCCCGGAGGCTACGCCTTGCGCAATCTCGCCATTGCGCAGTGGCTGCCGATGGCCGAGCGATCGGGGCTGCGACCCGCCACCGGTCCGGTCAGAACGGGTGACGTCATGCTGATCGCGCTGCCGACCTGCCAGCATCACCTTGTGATCGCGCTCGATTCCGCGAGCGTCGTTCACGCCCATGCCGGGCTGCGGCGCGTGGTGCGCCAGCCCCTCGATCCCGCCTGGCAGATCGCCGCCCGGTGGCATGTTTCCCCTGTTCAGGAAGGCTAGCCGCATGGCGACTTTGCTCCTCACCGCGCTCGGCAGCGCGATTGGCGGTCCGATTGGCGGTGCGATCGGCTCGCTGATCGGGCACAGCGTCGATTCGCGGCTGTTCGGCCCGGGAGGCCGCGAAGGCCCCCGCCTGCGCGATCTGGCGGTCAGCACCTCGAGCTATGGCCAGGCGATCCCGCGCCAGTTCGGCCGGATGCGCGTGCCGGGCACGGTGATCTGGTCGACCGACCTCATCGAGAGCAAGCACAAGCAGCGCGCCAAGGGTCAGCCATCGACGACCGTCTATTCCTATGCGGCGTCTTTCGCGGTCGCCCTGTCGAGCACGCCGATTGCCCGGGTGGGCCGGATCTGGGCGGACGGCAACCTGCTGCGCGGCGCGCAGGAGGACCTCAAGGTCGGGGGAACCTTGCGCGTCTACAACGGCTTCGGCGATCATCCGGTCGACCCGCTCATCGCCGCGGCCAAGGGCGAACAGGCCCCCGCCTTCCGCCACTGCGCCTATGTCGTGTTCGAGAACCTCGAACTGGCCGATTTCGGCAACCGCATCCCCGCGCTCAGCTTCGAGATCTTCGCCGATGGCGGCGAGGAGAGCGTCTCTCTCGCCCAGCTGATCCCCAGTCCTGCACTGTCTGCGGACCCCGCACCGCTCGCCCATGCCCGCGGGTTTTCCGACGAGGGCGGGTCGCTAGCGGCGACGCTGGCGACGATCGACGAGGTGATCCCGCTGGTCTGCACCTCGGGCAGCGACGGCTTGGTCATCGCCCCGCGCCAGCCGGCCGAGGCGGAGATCATCTCTCTCCCCGATCAGCTCGCCGCCGACGACCGCAAGCAGGACGAGGCGCGCCAGACCCAGCGCGCTGGCCTGCCCGCCCGCGTGCCCTCGGCGCTGCGATATTACGACGAGGAGCGCGACTACCAGACCGGCGTGCAGCGCGCAGGCGGCGCGCGGCAGGGGGGCCGCGAGCTGATGATCGACCTGCCCGCAACGCTGACCGCAATCGGCGCGCGCCAGCTCGCCAATGCCAGCGCCAACCGTTCGCGCTGGCAGCACGAAACCGTGACGTGGCGGATCGGCGAGCTCGACCCGCGCATCACCCCGGGTACGATCGTGCGGCTGCCGAACATGCCGGGCCAATGGCTGCTCAAGAGCTGGGAATGGTTCGACCGCGGCGTCGCGCTCGAACTCGAGCGGCTCGCGCCCACGGTCGCGCCCGCTCGCACGGCCGATGCAGGCGAGAGCCTTGCGCCCAACGACCTGATCCTTCCCGCCAGCGAACTTGCCGCCTTCGAAGTGCCGCCCGATGGCAGCGCCAACCCGGCCACCCCGCTGATCTTTGCTGCTGCCTCGGCGGCGAACCGGGCATGGCGCGGGGCGGCGCTCTATGCGGTGCAGGGCAGCGCGCTCGTCGATCTCGGCTCCACCGGCAAGCAGCGCGCGGTAATGGGCCGCCTCGCCGCGCCGCTCGCCCCGTCGCCCGGGCTGATGTTCGAACCGCGCGGCGAAGCGGTCATCGCTCTGGTCGCCGAGGATCTCGGCCTGTCCGACACCGACATGGCGGGGCTCGCGGCGGGCGCGAACCGGATGCTGATCGGCGGTGAGCTGGTCCAGTTCCTGCGCGCGGTGCCGCTTGGCGATGCGCGCTGGCGCCTTTCGGGCCTGCTGCGTGGGCGCGCCGGAACCGAACCTGCCGCCCTTGCCGGGCATCCGGTCGATACCCGCGCGGTCCTGCTCGACGAAGCGCTGGTGCCGCTCGACCCGCAGCTTGCGCCGCCGCTCTCGGGCACGCGCATCGCCGCGCTGGGCACCAATGATCCGGAGCCCGTTCTCGCCGGCCTTGCCAACCCCGGCCTTTCGCGCCGCCCGCCGTGCCCCGTCCATCCCCGTCTGCGGCGCGAGGCCGACGGGGCGGTCGTCTACAGCTGGACCCGCCGCGCGCGCGGGCAATGGCGCTGGCCCGATGGCGTCGAGGTACCGCTGATCGAGGAACGCGAGGCCTATCTCGCGGGCTTCGGCCCGGTCGACGCGCCCCATGCCACCTGGCCCTGCGAGCAGCCATCGCTGCGCCTGACCGCGAGCGAGCGCGCAGGCCTCGTCGCCGACTTCGGCGCCGGACCGCTGTGGGTCCGGCAGGTCGGCACTTTCGACCATTCGCAGCCCCTCGGGCTTGCGTCCCTGTCCTAA